CGCGCCCTCAACGTCCGCTTTGCTGACGGCGCAATCTCCCGCTCCCCCGTATTCCGCACCCTGTTGTCGAGCGTATCCTTTGTGCCCGTGCTGGCCCACGGTATCTTCAAGTCGATCGGCTACGACAGTGTCCTCCTTATCTCAGATCAGTTCAAGCTGCATGAGTATTCCAACGGCGCTCTGACAGATCGCTCTGGTGCCATAGGTAACTTGAGTGCCGCTGCCGAGGCTTCCGTTACATGCACTGTGTTGTCGGACGTAACCTATGTGAACCGCGAGGACCGAGTGCCCGTCTTTCGCGGACCCAACGGCACAAACTTCGCTGACTTGACCTTCTGGCCCAACAGCTACCGAGCCAAGGCAATCAGGACTTACGGCGATTTCCTTGTCGCTCTGAACACCACCGAGAGTGGCACCAGCTTTCCCAACCGCGTTCGCTTTAGTGACCTAGCTTTGCCTAACTCAATCCCAACGTCGTGGGACGAGAGCGACCCAACCAAGAGCGCAGGTACCAACGACATAATCCAGATGGAGACACCAATCGTTGATGGCCTGTCGCTGGGAACCAACTTCATCATCTACAGCAACGACCAAGTTTGGCTTATGGAGTTTGTTGGCGGGGCGTTCATTCACAACTTCCGCAAGATCTTTAGTAGCTGCGGAATCGTCAGCCAGAACTGCGTAGTCGAAGTCCAAGGCAAGCACTACGTCTTCGATACTGACGATATCTGGAGCCACGACGGCACCACCCGCGAGAGCTTGGTCGATGATCGCATCAGAGCCTACATCTTCGATGCCCTAGACAACAGCGCCACGCATCATTGCTTTACGTATCATAATCACCCGCTGTCCGAGATATACTTCTGCTATCCTTCGTCCGACGATATGACCACTGATCGCCCAGCCTTTGCACCTGTCGGCGCTAACCGAGCCGCTGTGTACAACTATAGATACAATACGTGGTCGTTCATGGATCTGCCCCACGTAGTCTCGGCCACAACAGCTAACATAAACAGCGTTAGAACTTATGATACAACTTCCCTCGTCTACGACACTGCCGGTGGTACTTACGCATCTCAAGACGCTGGCTTTGATCGCCACGTAATCATGGCCTCCATTGCGAACAACACAGAGGGCGTCAACGCTACAGGCAGGGCCATCACAGTGCCCAAGCTTTACGGCGTTGATCTCAGCGACAATGGCTCACTAAGTCAGCCCCTCGATCCCGTTGCCACTGGGCAGCCGTTTGTCGAGCGTACAGGCATTGACTTGGATGAGGTCGAGATACCTCTAAGCGGCTACAAAGTCATAACCAAGATCACGCCACAGGTCGTCACAGCCAACACGGACAAGACCTTTGACTTTACCTTCGGCTCTGCTGAGTTGTCGTCAGGTGTGCCAAACTATGGGCCCCTTCAGACGCTCGATACTAGCGTAGATTACAAGCTCGATACGAGGCAGGGCGGCAGATACCTGAGCTACAAGATGACCGTCGGCGACGGTGACAACAAGGACTTCGCCCTGAGCGGCTTTGATCTTGATGTCGTTGTCACTGGCCGTCGCTAGAAACATACATACATACATACTAAAGGACTAAACAAATGTCAGCTATGTCAGACTACCTCGAAAATGAAATCTTGGATTTGATACTGGGAACCGGCGACTTCTCCCTGCCATCAGCCCGCCAGACCGGCGGCGTATATCTTGGCCTGTCTCTCGCCAGCATGGGCGACAACAAGAGTGGCACAGAGCTTTCGGGCAATGGATACACCCGCGTTGTGGTGGCCTTCGATGCTGCCAGCGGTGGCACTACGGACAACACGGCAGTCGTAGATTTCCCCGCCTGCACTGGATCAAACTGGGGCGCAGTTGCCTATTGGTCTCTCTGGGATGCAGCCACAGGTGGTAACATGCTCCTGCACGGTGCCTTCACAAGTGCAAAGACCATTGAGGTCAACGATGTACTCAGGGTTGCAGCAGGCGACCTCGACATTACCGCAGCGTGAGTTAATTACTTGAGCGCCATGAGCGATGTGCTGGAGCTGAAGTTCCTCGATCACATGCTCGGGGTGTCCTCGTACACAGCTCCAACCACCGTCTACCTTGGCCTGTCTACCGTAAATGGCGGCTTTGGCGAGGCAGGCACAGGGGCTGAGTCCTCTCTTGCACGGCAGTCGATCACGTTCAGCGCACCAAGCAACTCGTCGATTGGTAACTCAGCTCTTGTCGAGTTCCCTCGCCTCACAGGGTCTGCAGAAACTGTGTACGGCTGGGGCATCTGGGACGCGCAGAGCGCCGGTAACCTCCTTTACTATGGCAGCTTCCCCTCCTCTCCGATCAGCTTGAGCACCGGCGATGCCTTTGCCGTCCCTCAAAGCAGTATTAACATCAGTGTCTCGGGCGTACTACAGCCCTACGCCTTCAAAGCTTGGCAAAACCACTGCCTTCGCAACACAGCTTGGACAATGCCTACATCGTTGTACGTTGCGCTCGACAGAACAGGTGCCACAATTGGTCCTGCCTCGGCCTCGTTTTCAGTGCTTGGCGGTGGCACCTTCGATGAGCCTCGCTGGCACGATCACAGTGATCTCACTGTTCAGCAATCCAGCTCAACACCGGACCTAGCTAACGCGCGTTTGCGGGCTGGGCTGATCAATGGCTCAGGGGAAACCTATGGCGGCTATCAACGCTGTCGGCTGGTCTATGACGCCGCAAGTAACGGCTCTGCCAGCTTGAACTACTCGGTAACCCGCGACGAAGGCCTCTGGTACAACGACCAAGCTCGAAACAGCAACTGGGACTTCACCAACAACCGCCGCCAGAATTTGGGAGCCACAACTCTTCGCAAGTGGACAGACCGCGTCGAGTTTCCAATTGTCAGCGCATATGGCATCACTGTCGGCGATTTTTCCACGCCACCTTATGGCAACGCAGTCACATATTTCTCTGTCCAAACTTGGAATACTTGGGCTTACCAAAACGGTGTCGCTGTCGTGCAAGGATCAACCTATACACCCGCCTCTGGTAAGCACTACGGAACAATCATAGGCTGGGGCATATTCGACGCGGAGACCCCACAGACCGGCAATCTGCTTATGCGTGGCACCTTCGCCAGTAACATTTCCGCCACCGCCCCGAAAGACGTCGTCCGCATCCCCGCCGCGTCGTTTACAGCGACAGCGGCATAGGAATAAAACATGGTAAAGCTACTAGATCGAGTTAAGCAATCCGTCTCAGGCACAGCGTCAAGCACAACTTTGGGAGCGGCGGCTACAGGCTTTCGGACATTCAACACCGCAGGCGCGGCAACAAATGACGTCTGTCGTTATGCCATTGAAGATGATAATGGCGCTTTCGAGATCGGCACGATAGTCATCAACTCTGCGACAACTGGCACCCGCACTGTCCAAATATCAAGCAATTCGAATAACGCTCTGACACTGACCGGAAATGCTGTAATCTTCGCCACAGCCGCCGCCGCCGATATCGGACCAGTTGTCCACGCAGATGTGACCAGCTTACTGGCCCAAACTGGCATGGTCGCTGGTGATACGGCTCTCATTGAGGCCAACAAAAATCTAATGATGTATACATCGAGCGGGTGGTGGCTGGTTGGCACATTGACCAATGCCACGCCATCCGCAATCTCTGGAGCGGCTGCTACCTACTCGCTTAGTACGAGCGGCACGGCGAGCGTGGTTACGCTATCCGCAACTGATCCAGAGGGTATGACACTAAGCTATTCTTACGCTGTGACATCTGGGTCGCTGGGTAGCACAGCGACTGTCGCACAAAATAACAACGTGTTTACTATTACGCCAAGTACATCTTCCAGCGCGGCAGGTTCATTTTCCTTGACCTTTAGCGCAAGTGACGGAAACACTGCAAGTTCAGCGGTCAGCGAATTCACACTTGCGTTTGTGCCGCCAAACATAAGTGTAACGGAGGCTGGCACAGTAAACCAACAGCAATTCGGAGAGAGCGTTGCGAGCAGCGACACACACTTTGCGGTTGGAGCGCCTAGGGGCATAGTAGGCGCAACTTCGGCGGCACAAAACGCTGGAAATATCTACCTTAGAACAATCGATGGCACCGCCGTGACGGGGTTCAATCCGTTGCTACCGCTTGATCAAACGAACGCTTATTTCGGTCAGAGTATCGCACTCTCTGGCACACATCTGGCTGTGGGTGCCGGTAATATAGGACAAGTCAAACTATACAGCTTAACGTCAACCACTCCTATTTTATCGTTAAGCGAGGGCGCTTATTTTGGCGATAAAGTTGACTTATCTCCGGCAGGAAATTATTTGGCGGTGTCCAATTTCAACTATAACTCAAACACAGGCAGG